GACGCGAAGAAGCGTATCTACGTTTACGAGTCTTAGAGAGTATAGAAAATCATATTCAAGGGTTAGCGGATCAGAAGCTAATTGATGAAAAAAGATTAAAGATTTTGTAACCCGAATCGGGCGGTTCCCGATATAATTAAGGAAACATAAATGAGCGATACTCAGAACACGACACCCAATGAGGGTAGTGGTGAGTTAACGGTAGAAGGTGCAGCTAACGCTTTCTTGGGCTTAATGGGTGGTGAAGAAGGCTCCGAACAGGAACAACCGGAACAGCAGCTAGAAGCCAACGAAAGCGATGCCGAATCAGATGATTATGAGTCTGAGGTAGAACAAGAGGATGACGGTGAGGAGCAAGAGCAGCCCACGTATCGAGTCAAAGCAAGTGGCGAAGAACGTGAGGTAACGCTTGATGAGCTTATCAAGTCTTATCAACTTGGCACGGATTACACCAAGAAATCGCAAGCTGTAGCGGAAGAACGTAAGGCAGTAGAAGCCGAGCGTCAAGCAGTTCAAGAAGCCAAGCAAATGCGCGATACGTACGCACAGAGACTTGAGATGATTGAGCAGATGCTTCAGCCGCAGCAAGAAGAAAACTTAGAGTACCTGAAAGAGACTGATCCTATTGGATACTCTGTAAAGGTAGCTGAGATGGTTCAGAGAGAGAAGCAACTAGCTGCTGTACAGGCTGAGAGATACAAAATCAATCAGCAACAGGAGCAAGATAGACAGGCACAGATGCAGCACGTAGTGGCTGAGGAAATGCAAAAACTGTCTGCTGCTATTCCTGAATTTACTGATCCTGCTAAGGGCGAGGCTATCAGAAATGATATTCGTACTTTCGGCAAGCAGTTAGGATTCTCAGATCATGAATTAGCGTCTGTCTATGATAGTCGTGCGGTTCTAACTCTATATAAGGCTATGCAGTACGACAAGCTAGTAGCTAGTAAGCCTGAGATTACCAAGAAGGTAAATCAAGCTCCTAAAGTTATGAAGCCTGGCGTATCTCAAGGTCGTGATAACGGCTCTGAGGAAATGAAGAAACTTAAAGCGCGAGCTAAGCAGTCCGGTAGGGTTGCAGATGCCGCAAGTGTATTTGAACGATTTATTTAGGAGTGAATCATGGCAATTTATAACGCCCACACCGCGATTGGTCAGCGCGAAGATTTGACCGATGTTATCTATAATATCAGCCCTACGGAAGTGCCTTTCATGTCGAGTATTGGCAAGACTAAGGCAACGGCTGTTTACCACGAATGGCAGACTGATTCGTTGGCTGCTGCAACTACGGCTAACGCTGCGGTTGAAGGTGCTGATGCTTCTGACGCTACTCTGTCGCCTACAACTCGTTTGGGTAACTATACTCAGATTCTGCAAAAGACTATTAAGGTCTCTGGCACTCTGGATACTGTTAATAAAGCAGGCAGAAAATCTGAAAAAGCTTATCAATTAGCTAAGGCATCACAGGAGCTAAAGCGAGACCTAGAGACAATCATGCTGGCTAATCAAGGTCGAGATCAAGGTTCGTCTAACTCTACAGCACGTAAGATGGGTTCATTGCTGTCGTGGATTAAGACTAACTCAGCTGTTGGTGCTACTGGTGCTGACCCTACTACTATCGGCGTATCAACACGTTCTGACGGCACTCAGCGTACATTTACTGAGGCATTGCTAAAGACTGTTGTAGCTGAGGTATTTGATTCGGGTGGTATGCCTACTGTTCTGATGGTTGGTTCGTCTGGTAAGCAGAAGGTATCGTCGTTTGCTGGTATCGGTGCAACACGCTTTAACGTAACTGGTGCTAAGCCTTCGACAATTATCGGTGCTGCTGACATTTACGTTAGCGACTTCGGTAACTTGGCTGTTGTTCCTAACCGTTTCATGCGTACTCGTGATGCTTTGGTACTTGATCCAGAATACGCAGCAGTAGCGTATCTGCGTCCATTCCAGACTAATGAGCTTGCTAAGGCTGGCGATAGTGATAAGACACAACTGCTCGTCGAGTGTACTTTGGAGATAAAAAACGAGGCTGCTCATGGCATCGTAGCCGATCTCGATATGTCTCTGTAATTGACTATATTCCCCTGGGCTTCGGCTCAGGGGATTAACTGAAAGGACTCCTTAGTGAACTTTCGTAATTCGGTAGTACATGCGGACGGTGATGGCGGTATCATCATTGAAACTAAACAAGACGTAACAGATATTCTTGAAAGGAATAAGGTTCTCCTAGAGATAGATAAAGCCAGACAGAAAGCTCCTGATGAATTGCATTTAGTGGCATCTATTCCGTTTACGGTGATAGACGAACTAAACAAGATGGGAGTTATGAGAGGGTTTACCGTGTTAGACCAAAAGGCTCTAAATGCGTGGTTAAATAAACCTGAGAATGAAGTCTGGAAAACGTATCGAGGAAAACTTTAATGTCTGCCAAGAAGAAGAAAAAAGGTTTAACGGTAGGTGTATGTGTACCTGCTAGAGATGAAGTTCATACAGGGTTTGCGTTTGACTTCGCTAAGATGGTTGGTCACGATGTTAAGTTTCGTTGCGGTAACGATGACAACGGACTGAAGTTATACACAATGGCGGGTACTCTGATATTCGACCAGAGAGAAGGATTAGTAAAGGCTGCATTATCTGAAGGTTGTGATGCGGTTTTGTTTATTGATTCTGATATGCGGTTTCCTAGCGACATTATCAGCATTATGCTGAGTCGTGATGTACCGATATTAGGAGTTAATGCAGTAACACGTAGAAAGCCTGTTTTAAGTACGGCTCTTAACTTAGAATTAACTAAGGATGAGGAGACAGGTGAGATTAAAAAGACTCGTTGGTTGAAGGTTGATTCTCGCGGCAAAGAAGGTATCGAGCAGGTAACGGCGGTAGGTTTTGGTGTAACGATGATCCGCAAGGAAGTATTTGAAAAGCTAAAGACTCCGTGGTTTGATGCTCAATGGAGTCCTAGAGGGATCATAGGCGAAGATGTATTTTTTTGCTTAAAGGCATTAGACGAGGGTATTCCGACGTATGTGGATCACGATTTAAGTAAGTATATCGGACACATAGGAACACACGAATACCGATGGGAAGATGTTGGCGAAACGGCTATATCAGATCATAACGCAGGGAAATAATTATGGCATTGACGGATTACAGTTCGCTAAAGACTTCGGTAGCAAATTATCTAGCTCGTAGTGATTTAACGACTCAGATACCGGACTTTATCCGTCTTGCTGAAGAAAGGCTCGCCAGAGACCTTAGAACACGCAAGATGCTCGTCGTAGCTCGTGCTAATACCACAGCAGGGGATTCGACTGTTGGCTTGCCTACGGACTTCCTAGAGATGCGTGATATGCATTTAAGGACTACGCCGGTTCAATCGCTAACGTATTACTCTCCTAATGCGTTTTATGCTGGCTCAAGAACGACTGATTCGGGTCAGCCATTAGATTACACAATTCTAGCGAGTGAGATTCAATTCGCTCCTATTCCAGACACAGCTTATAGCGTTCAGATGTTGTATTACGCTAAGCCTCAATACCTGTCTGATACAAACATAACCAATTCATTCATGGCTAATTATCCTGATGCTCTGCTTTATGCGGCACTAGGTGAGGCTGAACCGTATTTAATGAATGATGCAAGGCTACAAACATGGGCTGCTTTATATGATCGCTCTGTTTTAGCAATTAATACTGCCGACCAGTCTAGCGAGTATGGCGGTCAACCAATGTCAATGTCTTATACGAGGTAAATCATGGCTGAAATGTCGAATTATTTGGAAGACGCTCTTATCAATGCAGCTTTGCGAAATACTGGCTACACGAGTCCTACAACGACTTATCTAGCGTTATATACGTCTGATCCTACTGATGCTGATACAGGCACAGAGATTACAGGCGGCTCTTACGTTCGTCAGGCTATTACGATGGGTGCTCCTAGTAATGGCACGTCAACGAATAGTTCTGCGATTGAGTTCCCACAAGCGACTGCTGACTGGGGTGTTATCTCTTACGTAGGTATTCGTGATGCAGTAACTAGCGGCAATCTACTGTTTCATACAGCGTTAGATGCAGCTAAGACGATTAATAACGGTGACGTATTTAAGATCACAGCGAGTAATCTTAGCGTTCAACTTTCGTAAGGGGTAATTAAATGTCAACAATTACTCTACGTAGCGTTAAAGGGTCAGCTCTTAGTTTTACTGAGGTTGACGATAACTTTACTAATCTCAACACAGATAAATTAGAAGGTGTTACTTCTAGCGTTGACGGTGAATTAACGCTATGGAGCAGCACTACTGGTAAGGTTCTCAAACGAGCAACTATCACAGGTTTAGTTAAGGCTACGGCTGGTGTAGCGACTACTGCGACTGCTGGTACTGATTATGTAGCTCCTAGTGGTGCGTTAGGTACTCCGAGTTCAGGCACACTAACGAACTGTACGGTTGATGGAACTAATCCTATTGGCTACCGTGATGTGCCTCCTGTGGGCGCTAAAACGAGTTCCTACACGCTTCAAACTGCTGATGTAGGTAAGTATGTCGAGGTAGGCTCTG